TGAGGAAGGTACAGATATTGCATCCTTACAATCAAACAGGTCTCCTAACGTATCCGTTGTGAATTTGACACAAGGAATGGATGGTGGAACTCAAGTTCAACAATCGAGAGGAACTGCAAGATCAAGCGTCACTGCATTATCGAATACTACAAATTTGGCTCCTGTATCATTGATGACTCGAAATACTTTTTTAACATAATATGTCAGTCATTACTAAGGACAGTCTGCCAGTAAGTCAGATCACATCAAGTATCAATGATTCTCTCACTAGAGTAAAGATGAGTAATTCATCTAACGCAGAGAAACTTGCTACACAAGAACAAGAACAAGTTGTGGTTGGTGATGATGGATATCAACAAGGTCTTAGTGAAGGATTTATATCAGGTTTTACTGTAGGAATCAAGAAAGGTGTGGAAGTTGGTCAAAACAGTATCTATGATCAAATATTGAAAATACCTGGAGTGAAAACTATTTTAGATGCGCTCAAACTCAAACCCAAAAAAATGAATGTGGGTGGTGTTGTTCCTGGTTATGGAGATCAGGATACTGTTCCTACAATGTTGACTCCTGGTGAATTTGTTATCAAAAAAGAAGTTGTGGAAAAAGTTGGAGTCGATAATCTGAAAGCAGTCAACGACATGGATAATAAGATTACTCCGATGGATATTAGTGAAGATACAGACTCTGGCACGAGTGAAATTCTTATCGTAAATAGAACTAATGTGGTAACACAATCTGTGGTAAATAATAGTGGCGGTGGAGTTGTCCCTGTTCCTATTCCTATTCCTGTGGGTGGCCAGAATGACTTTATCTCTTACGTTAAGAGTATCAGTTAATGGAAAATAAATTTAGAATTACTGAATGTGAACTCGTAGGAAATGAGGGCACAACTTTAAATGGGAAGTTTAGTCTTCTCAATGGCGGACCTGTCATAGAATATTACGAGAGTGTGAGATCACCATCAATTAGTATCAATGTTTCTTTTCGTGATACTGATGGTGTGGTCAGTAACGAATCGATCATGGGTGGTGAATATTTAAATTTGAATGTAGAATTTGCTGAGTTTGGTAGTTTCAAATTAGATCCAATTAAACATCGAATGATGGTGAATTCTGTCAGGAATGTTGAAACAAAGTCAAGTAATCAGACAGCATCATTGGAGTTCATCTCTGTTGAGACAATTATCAATGAGACTGCAAGAATCAATAGAAGATTTACTGGTAATATTTCACAGACCGTATCAAGACTGATCGGCCCTAGTGCAGAATCGAAAGGTGTCAAGACAACAAAAGAACTGTTCAGTGAATCAACAGGAAACGCATATACTTTTGTTGGTAATCTAAAACGTCCTATTGATACGATTCAATGGTTATGTCCTAAAGCTGCAATCTCTCCTGGTGGTTCTGGTAGTGTGAGTAGTCCAGCAAAGATCTATGGATTTCTTTTCTTTGAAAACCTGGATGGATATGTGTTCAAGTCTGTTGATACTTTATTGAAACAACCAACCGCAGTCAGATATCGAAAAGAAGAGATCGCAAGTGAAAGTGCTTTCCGTATTCTGAATGAAAACTTTAATCGTAGTAATGATATTGGTATAAATTTGAGAACTGGTATGTATGCGAATAAAACCATATATGTTGACATGGAGTCTGCAAGGTTTTCTGTGGTGGATTACACTGTCTCTGAATTAAAACCAACAAATCCACCTAAACTTCCTACTGGTTTAGAAGAATCTCCGAGTCGTTTGATGATGAGAATGAAGGACCCAGGAGCAATGCAAACTGGTGCAAAGAGAGATGAGTTGGAACCACAAGAAAACCTTGCCGTTTATCAGAACTACTCCTATGCTAGAAACAACTTGTTATTCTCTCAATCTCTGAACATCGTCGTTCCATGTAATCCAACTTTACGAGCTGGACAGACTGTAGATATTGATTTACCCCTTCCTACATCTGATCAAAAAAGTCTTGGATATGGAACGGATGGAACAGATTTAAGTGGGAAATATCTCATTTCCGAACTTAAACATGAGATTGGTGGTAACAAGGCACACACACAACTGTCTCTTGTAAGAGACACTTTCACGGCAACCGCTTAAATAGTAAAAACCATACACCATTATGGAAAGCATCGAAAAACATATCGAGAAGGATAAAGAGATCCTTCAGGACCCAACCGTTTCTCCTCAGATGCGTCGTCACACTGCTGATGAACTAGAACATCTGGAACGTTACGCCAAAGAACACGCAAAAGAAATCGAAGCAGGAGATCATCACGATCCAAGTTTTCTTGAAATGTATTGTGATGAAAATCCAGAAGCAGACGAGTGTAGAATTTACGAAGACTGATGCAACAATTCTCTAGTAATTTTTTTGGTAAAGACCCCTTCAAGTGGTGGATCGGTCAAGTGACTGATCCTAAGAAGGCTAACTGGACTACTGCTCTGCACACGTATGAAACAGAGTCTGGTGAAGAGGTCTATAGCCATCGTGCTAGAGTTCGTATCGTTGGCCATCACTCTCCAGACCCTGACCTTCCAGACAAGGATCTTCCCTTAGCGCATGTTTTGTTACCTGCAAACATGTCTGTCACGGGTGGACAGGGTGAAAGTATGATGTTGCAGGGTGGAGAAACTGTCATCGGATTTTTTGCCGATGGTGAGGATGGTCAACAACCTGTTGTTTTTGGAACTCTCTTCAAACAAGTTGCTGATCAGTTGAGTAGTAATCAGTTTTACTCTACTGGACAAACGGAATTCATTCCGTATACTCCACCTGATGTAAGACAGAACATGGGTTTGCATACCATCAACCCAGCTACGCAGATACGAAACAGTCAAGGTAATCCTCGGTTTAGAGAGGGTGCATTAAAAATACACCAAGCTCTATCTAACTCTCATAAAGAAAATATTACAGATGAAACCATAGATGCTAGAAGTCCATGTGAGGACACCGAGATCGGTAGAATCACAAAGATGGTTCAGGACTTCATTGCTAGACTTCGACAGGTTCAAAAAATTCAGAGTGTTTACATTGATCCAGTCGTTGGAAAGATTATTAACATCAATGAGGAAGTAAAGACTGTCGTCTCTAGAGTTCATAGTTCGATGACGAACTTGGTTCGTCGTGCGAGAGCGTGGACAGTAAAAGAAATTTTAAAAAAATTAGATATAACATTTGGAGCTATCGTTCCAAAACCACTCCAACCACAAACAGGTAAAGCTGTAAAATCTATCGTTGATTTGATATTCTGTTTGTTTGAAAAAGTTGGTAAACAACTGAAAAACTATCTCAAAGATAGTATTGAAAATATGATCAACAGAGTTTTTGATGTACCTGCATGTGCGATCGAAAACTTCCTTGGTGATATGTTTGGTCAGTTGTTCAATGTTTTAGACAACACTGTTGGTCCTCTCGTAGCTCAATTGAGTAATGTATTTGGTGGTGTTCTTGGAAATGTAAGTAGTATCATTTCGAAAGGAATTAAACTTGCAAACCTGTTCCTGAGTATTCTTGCTTGTGATGGACTGAAGTGTCCTCCTGCTAACTCCTGGTCAAGTCGTTATGGTCCATACAAGAATGATATTGATAACTTTGATAAGATACTTCAGAGAGCGGATTTGAATCGTCTGGTGAATCCTCTTATTGAAGATATGGACAATGCTATTGATGCAGATCCAGTCGCTCCAGATTGTAGTACAAATGTCTTGAGATGTGGTCCACCTAGAGTTGACTTCTTTGGTGGTGATGGAAGTGGTGTAACTGGTAGTGCTGTTGTCAATGCTTTGGGTCAGATTATTGGTGTTGCGATTGATAACTCTGGTTTTGGATTTACATCTCCACCACTAATCACATTTGTTGATGGATGTAGAAATGGATATGGTGCAGGTGGATATGCTGTTTTAGGTTCTGTATCACGAGTCCTTGATGAGAATGAAGAACCAGTCTCTGATGATAATGGTAATCCATTATATGAACCAAATGAGTTTGGTGATGAACAAGGTGTTGTCGCTGTGACGATCGTATCTCCTGGCGAAGGTTTCTTACCTAACACTACGGAAACTACGTTTAGTGTTGATGATGATGGTAATGTAACTGAATCCACTACTGGTGTCACTGTTCCAGCCGCAGATGGTGATCTTCCTACTGGTGCAATCGCTCCTGCTGATGCGACAGGTGGCAATGGATCTGATGGTTCTACATCATATGTAACTGGACTTGATGATGTTGCAGTCATTGACACTGGATTTGGATATGATGATAACGACACTGCCGATGTGATGATTCCTGACGGTAATGGTGGTGAAGTTGTGGATGAGAGTGGTTCACAAGTTGAGTTGGATATTTCTGATGGATTCATCATTGGTGCATCTGTCGTACCTGGTGGACAAGGATTTGGATTTACAGAACTTCCTAGAATCAGAATAAATAGTGATACTGGAGTTGGTGCCACTCTGCGACCTATTCTCAAGTTCACCAGAGTTGATGATGCTAATGCGTTAGCTGCAACGTCTCAAAATGCGGTACTAACTGTGATTGATTGTGTACAAAAATGAGTAGAAGTAGTTTACCTATCGACGGAAAAGAGACCTACAGAAAGGCAGGTATCCGTCACGCAGAACAGAGTGGACAACCCAGTATTCATGGTATGTCCCTCTGGAATATTCAAACACAAGAGGGACAATCCTTAGGATTTTACTCTGGTATGGGTCAGGGAACTGACGGCACCAGCACTGGTAGTGGTCGGATGGTGACAAATACACCTGGACTTTCTATGGAAGTCTGTGGGTATGGTCTCAAAGCCGGACAAGAAAATAATCCTGGAAAATACATACACTGCAAACGTGGTGATGTTTGGATCAGTGCAGATGATGGTGATATTGTTCTCTCAGGAAAGAACGTTAGAATCTTTGCTGATGGTGCTGCACCTGATGGTGACTTCTCCGTTAATGCAAACAAAGTTGCAAACATCAAATCTCCAGATATCAGACTGCAAGGTGAAAAAATTGCAATCAATGGTAGTAATCAAATCAATATTATCTCTGAGGGTTTCTTTGAATTGAAATATAGTTTCCTGACAGCTGCATCTTCAGGTGACGTGACTTATGGTTCTTTATCTGGTATCCTTGGATCTATGGGACTTAGTGTACCTGGACTATGAATATATCTAGAGCACAAGCAGACAAACTTGTCGTAGGTACGACGGATGTGGGATATCTTCCCACAGATAGAAATCCAGTAGGAACCACAGTTCTTAATGGTCCAGTTTTTGTTGGACTTCCTGTTGCAGCACCAGTCTATAAAGCTGTATTGAATGTTGGACCTCCCGCGCCACCATCGTTACCTGGACTCAATCCACCATTGGTTACACCATTCTCTATGTGGGTGGATGGATTAAGTAATCAGGTGGGCGTTCACCTTCACCAAGGTACGCGCATCCAGAAAGGAATGAACTTTGTGACTGGACGGAGAGTCACTAATGGATCTAACTTTACGAGTGGTACTAATATCACAACTGGTTTGGTTCGAGGTGGTACAGTTATGCAGGGCGGCCATGTTTTGGCAGCCAAAAAGAACTTTGATATTCCTCATCCATCAAAGTCTGGACACAGACTGAGATATGTTTGTACAGAAACACCTGAAGCTGGTGTGTACATCAGAGGTAAATCTAGATCAGAAGTCATTGAACTTCCAGACCATTGGAAAGATCTTGTTCATGAGGACAGTATAACTGTCAATCTTACTCCTGTAGGAGCTTTTCAATATCTTTATGTACAAAGTGTCAAGGATAATAAAATCACTATTGGTGGGGGATTGCCATTTAATGGTGAAATAAAGTATAACTATCATTACACTGTCTTTGCGGAACGGAAAGACTGTGAGAGAAATATCTCTGAATATGAAGGCTTGACACCTGATGACTATCCAGGAGATAATAATGAATGTAAGATCAATGCAAATTAGTGAATAAGGTACATGAGATATTTCCTCTGATTGTTTATCAGGGGTCTATCGACTCCCATAATTATATGAAGAATCACATTGATGTTCTTCGTAAATATTGGTTTGATGGATATGAGAATGAAAGCCCAGAATATTCTGGAAGGATTTTTTTACATCAGGAAGAATATTGTAAACCATTTTTTAAAGATCTCAAAACTAATGTTGATGAATATTTAAAGCATCTCAACGTAGATTCTAGTAAACTTAATTATCACATTAGTAAATCGTGGGTTGGATTTCATGATAGTGAAGTTCCAGAACT